GTCGTAGAGCTTTACTGGTCATACAGTATTTATCTGGTATAATCTACGCAGATAACTTTAAGTCGTAAAAAAAGGCTGTTGCCAGCCTTTTTTATTAAACGCCGCCGCCAGTAGTTAATGTGCCAACTGTTCGTCCGACAACAGTGCCAACACCAGTACCTTGTGGTGATTGGATTGCATTGTCATACTTGATAGTTAGTGCAATTCTAACGTCTTCGTTTGCATTATAAGCCATGTTACCGTAATTAGCTGTTAGAACATAACAACCATAGCATTCCCATGTTTCTAAAACAGTAGGAGTACTGGTTCCGTTACCACCGTCTAACATTTCAATACGAGATGTAAACTTGTAATCGATGCCTGATGCAGCACTAGCTTGCTCGAAGAAGTCGAACTGCTTCTGTAGCTGTTCTCCTACTAACTTGCTAACTTCACCAGTAACATCATCACGTAAGTTAACAGTCATGTCAGCCCATGTGTGCTTACCATGAATATTAACTCTACTGTTATAAACATCTAATACAATGTTATCAAATGTTATGCTTGGGCGAGTAACGTCTACAACTTGTTTTGTTAAAACCGTTGTAGGAGTACTAACGCCAAAGTTTTCTAAACTAAGCCTAAAGCGATACTTTAGTTTAGGCATTAACAGACCTTGGTTGCTAGCACTTTGATCACTAGCTAGAGGAACTGTAAATTTTGATAGTGTTGCGATTGACATAATATTCTTTCCTTTAATTATAGACCAGCAATTTCACCAGTGTTCTTTAGACGTAGAGGAATGTAAATGAATTCAACTGCCTTGACTGGTTCAATAGCAATATCAATGTACAACTCGTTACGATCAATTCTACTTGGCGTATTATTAGACTCGTCGCACACTACTAGGTAATCGTATAACGCACGTTGGCCTACTAATTCTAATAACAAGCTCTCAACTGCACCTTTAATTTCATCTCTAGTAATCTTGTCGTTCGGTTCAAAGATATACGGTTTAGCTAGCGCATTTAGTTGTCTACGTAGATAGCAAACTAAACGTGCAACGTTAATACGATCTAATGCACTAGCAGATCTTGCACGAGTATATTGACCATAGTTAACTAAACCTGTGCCCGTGATAAATGTTATTGGGTTAACTTTAACACTTGCCAATGTATCACGCTGCCCAACGTTTAATGCTACGCTGTTAAATTCGCCTTCGCTGTCGATGTAACCAACTGCTGTTGCGTTTGTAATACCGCCACGACGTACACCAGCTGGTGCAAACCATGGATAAGCAACTTGATCGTTAAGAGCAATAGTTCTTAAAATCATATGGCTTGGAGGAACAGCTACATTATTACCAAAGTTGTCGCTTGTAAATCCCCATGGATAAAAAATACCTAAATATTCATCGCTAGAAACAAGACCTAAATCGTTGTCTTCTAGTGCTAGACGCTGGTTTGTTCCCCAATTTAATAACGATGTTGCATCGCTTGTTAAACGTGCTGGTGTGTCACCAACAACAACCGCTGTTAATCCGCGATCGTAATTTAAACTTACTAGTTCGCCGATCAGTTCTGGATACCCAGGGCAAGCAATTAAGTTAAACACGCGAGATTCTTCGTCGCGAATTTGTTGATTGCTGTTTACAGTTGCTTGTAGTGCTTGGACAACAACTTTACGTTGTGCTTTACGACCAAATGTACCAGATCCGTCATCTTGGTTACTGGACACTGTCACCCAACGATGTGGATAGTAGTCAGCCATGCTTTCGTCGCCATTGCGAGCATTGTCTGCATCAACGTCGATATAGTTTTGTTTAAATTGTTTTACATTAAACCCACTTCGACGTAAGTTCCATAGCAACATACCTTTTGGATATAGTGCTGGATCAGGTGCGTCTGGATCTAGGTAGTTACTGCTTAACAATTCTTCAACTGTTGCAGCTTCACTGCTATTCGCGCCTGCTGTATTATAGCGAGCATCTGCAAAAACACAGCCGTCTTCTGTACTTTGATCACTTGTATCAACTAAGAACCATTTTTGTAAATCTTTATTAAACTTGTAAATGGTTGGGAAATTCTCAGTATCGCTAGTGTCAACCCATAGGTCGCCTGTTTCTAATACTGTTCCGTCACTTTGTGTTTCTGGTTTAGTAGCAGACACTAACGGTCCAGTTGCGTTTGTGCTAGGATAAGCATTTAGATATCCAGCCCAAGTATTGCCATCGTGTACCATAATGTCAATTTCGTCAATAACGGAACTATACCATAATGTACCATCTGCTGTTAAACTTGTTGGAGGATTGCCGCCTGCTGCATAAGTTAGAGGTTCCCATAGGCTTCCAACATAGTCGTGTGCGCCATCAGCATCTAGGTATAAGTTAGCTGTGCCATTCCCTGTAGATGGAATATACTCGCTGAATCCTAAATCAACTAATGGGTTATTTGTGCCGTCTAGTAAATGAATTTCACCGCCTAGCTCGTGAGTGATAACTAATCTATTTTGACTATCAATTTCTGCTACAATGTTTGTAAATCCAGCCACGTTAATTGCTGTTGCAACTGTTGCAGCATTAGTTGTTGCAGGTGCTGCAATAGTAAAACTAACAGTAGTATCAGTACCTAAATCAGCTGATCCTTTTAGGCTTTCAGCCATTGTAAATGAATACGTTGTGCTCTCACCGGATACTGTAAATGTTAAATCATTTGCTGGAGTAGTGCCGCCTAACAAGTCACCTGTAATTTTTAGTGTGTTACCTGCTTGATAACCTGAACCAGAACTCGTAATAGATACTGTTGTATTTTCACTAGTATAAGTTGTTTCTGAACCAGATTTCACAACAGTTGCAATAGCGCCTACGCCCGATCCTGATACAGCAGTAATTGCAACGCCAGTATATGTTGCGGCAGCAGCATCAGCTGTACCTGCAATGCTTGATGATAAAATAGTTGTTAAACTTCCGGCATCACCTGCAAATGTACTTGCTGTAATTTTAGAAGATTTAATTACTGTTGGTGCTGCGCTCTTTCTTCTGTATACTGCAAAAGATGCTTCACTATTACCAGCCGATGTATCAGTGTGGCGAACATATAGTGTACCTGCTGAAAGATTTGTACCGCCGCCTGTCTTATCTAATTTATAAAGAGCATTTAATGCGTCACTGTATAGTGGTGCATCTACTTGTTCGAAAGAGTCAGTTGTACTATTGTAACGCTTAGTTCTCCAACGTGCGCCTAAATTAGGTTCGGTTGTTTTAATCCAAACGCTACCTGTTGGTGCATCGAGGTCATTTGTCTTCCACTGTGGAACACTTGTATGCGGTTGAATTGCTAAAACTGGAGAACCAGTCCAGCTAGCTTCCCATGCGCTAGATCCAACTTGTACCCAAACTCCACTATTATTTCTGTACCATACAGACATTGGATGTTCGGTTGTAAGCTCGCTATCGTTATAACTACTGTCTCTTACAGCAACTATAGCATAACTTCCGTTTTTACCAACAGAGCTAGCTGGGCCGCCTGTGCCTGCATTAATTTTTGTTGCGTCTGTAATAACCAACGGAATCTTATTTGTAAATGTTTGGCCGCCTGTTACTGTGATTTCTTCGCCGTTCCACTCAAAAATACCCCATTTTGTATTATCAGTATCTAACCAATAAGTTCCATTGTTGGGATCAGCGGATGGCTCGTCAACTGCCGCGTTTAACTGAGTTGTGTCAACATCTGCTCTAACAACAAATACTCTGTTGCTTACGCCAAGTAAACTGTAAGCGGCTTGCAAACCGTATTCGTTTTGCTCACCAGCATGAATAGGATTATTGTTAGCATCTGTTTTAAATACAGGATCGCCAAATGTGTCAGCTAAATCTTTCTGACTTGTTAGTAAATAAACTTGGCCGGCGTTGGCCTTCAATGTTCCAGGAGCGATTCCATCTCCTGCACCGTTTGATTTATTTTCCGCAGTGGCTACTACAATTAGTGGTACGGTGCCAGGTTCTGCTGGAGTGTAAAACGATTCGTCAATTACTTTGACTTCTACGCCTGGTGAACTTAATGCCATATTAGTTTCTCCTAAGGATACAATGTTCTACTATTATTTAGCGAGATTTGGTAAAACACATTGCTTATGTGCCCATGAAAAGGGGTAGAAAAGGCATGCATAAATAGCTTTATGCTAAGACCTTTGTGTATCTGCGGCTTTAGACCAGCTGCTATTAACTATGTTAAGAACGGTCGTACCTATTTTAGAAGTAAATGTGAAATCTGTCTAAAAGGGGGCACCGGCGCAGGTATACCTAAATGGTATAGAGACGGATATAGATTACGTCCGGCATGTGACAAATGCGGATTTAAAAGTAAGCATTTAGAGCAATTTAACGTGTTCCATATAGATGGAAATCTTAAAAATACTCGTCCTACAAATCTTAAAACAGTATGCGCTAATTGTCAGCGCATACTTGCTAAAGAAAATTTTAATTGGAAACGGGGTGGACTTCAACCAGATTTTTAATCTGCTCACATAGCTGATCAATCGTTCCGTTGTTATCAATCTCTGCGTTAATACCCCGTCCGATCCATGCTGTTTCACTATCGTGGATCTTTAGTTGTTGCATACGCATTTTAGAAATAGCCCACGACATATTTTGTGGGCCTTGATTAACGTTCCATGCATCTTGATACCATTCAGGGTCAGGACCTCTAACAATGCGTACAACTTTACCACCAGCATTGTGAATAGCTTTAATCTCGTTTGGAAAGCGTACATCGCTGATAACGATATCGTCTTCAGTTTTACGCATTTTGTTTTCTAGACTAGCAATCCAAATATCGTCATGAAAGCCTTGTCGGCAAACTTCTGTGCCCCAGAGTTGTAGCATTAAACGAGGAGTAATCTCACGTCCCAGACGTTCGCTCCACCATTCATCACGCTGTTCACGCCATTCACGGCTTTTCTTGGTGCGCCCTTCTAGCATAGTTCGATCCCAACCGAACACACAGGCTACTGCATCTTTAAGGGTATTTGCAAATGAGTCTCGACGGAATCCGTGAAAGTTTACCAAATAATCTGCGGCAGTGTCTTTGCCCGAGCCAATAAAACCAACAAACCCTATGATCATAGTATCTCCTAGTGATACTATATATTACTACATTGTCATCATGGTTGTCAAGAGTGATTATACACCGTATTTGTTCGTTTTCTTTTTAGCAACTGGGCTTACTTTATTAGTAGAATCTAATTCTTTGCTGTGCATGTCGCCGCTATTAATATCATCATAACTAGCGCCTGCTGCTTGGTAGGCTAATTTTAGCATATTAGCTTCTTCTTTAGTATAAGGAAACGATGCTTTCTTTTTTCCTATCCAGCTTTTGGCATCGATATTAGGTTTTGTTTTTCCGTCTGTAGTAGCAACTGCCATACCTACACGAAATTGAACATAGTCGCTATTGGCTTTTTCGGCGTCGCCGAATGTATGTACACCTCGAGTAGGCTGGTTCTGACGTTTAGTCATTTTAGCCTGCTTGATTTTAGATTCTGTAATTACTTCGTGTACTTTCATAGTTATCCAATAATAAATGTCATCGGTGTGCCGCCGGTAACAAACGTTTCTAATTCTTTGTCTAATTTTTCAATTTCTTCTTTACTGGCCGATTTTAAATCTCCGCCATTAAGTTGTGTTCCGCCTTGTGGCCCTGCAATAGTTGAAAACTTGCTACGAGCTTCTCCTAATATGCCTTTACAAATTGCAAGAGTGTAATCTTTAATCCATTGATTAGCATACAAATCTGTTAATAAATTAAAATCAGGTCTATAGTTATGGCAGCGAAGCATGATTGTTTCACCTTCTGTAAATGGACGTTGTAAAATTCTTAATGTATGGCTTTGTTGAATCCACTGAAACTCTATGTAGCTTCCAAACATTTTACCTACCATTTCTTGATAACTAGCAAACATAAAATATGTTGCAATACCGCCTAACATAGTAGAATTTAACAAATATGTATTTGTATATGCTAAATTAAACGGTTCAAAATTTGTGCCGGTGCCGCCGCCAGTTCTAGAACCTAGTGTTCTACGAAATACGCTTTGAACTGCAATAATCTCGTCAGGCAGTCTATACTCGTTTTTATCTTTTTCTAATTCTAAAAATACGTAACTTTCTTCTACAGAATGTGAACTACGCTGCCTAAATCTGTTGATTGTTTTATTAAGAGCAGTTTCATAATGAATAGGATCGAGTTCTACGTCAACCATGCCATCTGCTAGCATAGTGCGTACATAATCGTATACTTTTTGGCGTTCTTCTTGCGAATTGACTTGTGACATTTTACTCTCCCATTATATTTATCGATAAATATTGTACTATGCCACGTTTATCACTTTACCGCCCTGAAAAGGGCAACGACTACAAGTTTATAGATCGACAATCTAGCGAAATGTTTCAGGTTGGCGGTACTGATATTTACTTGCACAAATATTTAGGTCCTCAAAATCCGTCAGATGCAAATGCTACTGCGGATCAACCTCAATATGACGCAGTTAAAGAAACTAATATCCAAGACTTATTGTTTTTAGAAAATAGAGACAGAAAGTACGATCCGTCAATTTATAGAATTCGAGGGATTTATAATGTACAAGATATTGATTTTAATTTAAGTCAATTTGGATTGTTTATCGACAACGATACACTTTACATGACTGTACATATTAATGATTTTATTCGTACAATTGGTCGAAAACCACTTAGCGGAGATGTTTTAGAATTACCGCATTTAAAAGACGAATTTGCCCTCAATGATGTAGATGTAAGTTTACCTAGATATTATGTTATTAGTGATATAGGCAGAGCATCGGAGGGATTTAGTCCTACATGGTACCCTCACTTATATAGATTAAAATTGTCTAAAATTATTGATAGCCAGCAGTATAAAGAAATTTTTGATCAGAAAGTTGTTGATCCAGTTACCGGTGAAGAAACGGATACAACCTTAAGAGATATTTTGAGTACTCATAATAAAGAACTTGAAATAAATGATAATTTAATTTTGCAGGCTGAATCAGACGCACCAAAA